GGGCGTATTGAATTAGAGAAGTTATACAGGCAAATTGCAGAAATAATAAAATTAGCTAAATCATTTTTTCTCGCATCAATTAAGCTTCTAACATCATTTTTAAACAACCAATATATTCCATATATTGGAATCCAAGCTCTCCAAAATTCCATATTATTCATTATTATTTAATAATTCATTCATTTTTTCTCTCATTGAATATAGATACCCTTCTTGTTGCATTTGATTAACAAGTTGGGTATCTAATTCTTCGTTATCCATTAAATCATAGTAACTTATCACGAAATCATCCATAATTATATTCTTTTAGAATTATATTTAATAATTTTATTCTGAACCTCAATTAATCTACCTTTTAATAAAATAGATTTCTTTCTTAATTCAGCTTGTTTAGCTAAATTATTAGATAATTGATTTACTATAACTCTTCTTTCATGCTCTAAAACTTTAATATCTTTCATTAAAATCCATTAAATAATCTAGTTAATTTATATTTCAAAGTTAAATAGCTACGTTTTAATTGACCATTAACATGAAGTCCAGAAATATCATTAGCTCCATATATTTCCCCAGTATGGGATTTCCATCCAGTAGTTTCTTTAGCTAATTTAATAGCTTCCTTTAAATCTTCTTGAAATATATCCAATTCAGATTTAATCTTCAATAGTTGTTTCAGATTCATTTGGTTCCTCCATTATTTGTGCTATGTAATATGTTGAGAATCTGTAAAGTACAGTTCCGTCATCACCATTAATAGTAGCTGTTTTACCTTCATCTATTATATTTAATTCAACTTCGTAAAATGGCACATCGTTAAAAGTTGATTTATATTTGATAAAATAATTACCTTTTTTATCAACTCTAAAATCTTTTAAAAATAGTTTATTGCCATTATTATCGGCAGGTA